CAAACACAAGCAACTGGCTTTTAGCTTATGCCCCAGACTTGTACCTATATGGTGCGCTAATAGAGGCTACACCATATTTGAAAGACGATGAACGTCTACCAGTATGGAGTCAGATGTATGTCAACTCCTTGGGCGACATTGAAGTAGCAGATGAAAGGGCTTCTGTTTCTTCAACTCCACTTGTTCGTGCCCGTACTTTGGGATAAAAAATGTCATCTTTCACAAATTATAGCGAAAACCTAGTACTCACTTGGTTGTTTACAACTGGTGCAGCTACCCGTCCAACTGTTTTTTATGTTGGATTATTTACTGCTGCACCTAGTGATACTGGTGGTGGTACAGAAGTATCTGGTAGTGGTTATACCCGTATAGCCACAGGAACTATCTCTGGTAGCGGTACTGCAACAACTTTTACCAATGCTGCGGCAATTGAGTTTCCTTTAGCTACTGGTGGAAATTGGGGAACAATCGGTTGGGCGGCTATTTTTGATGCGTCAACTAGTGGAAATATGTTGGCATGGGCGCCCTTGACTGTTGCTAAAGCAATTAATGAAGGCGACATCTTCCGTATTCCTGCAAACAATTTGTCTATTACATTGAGCTAATATGGCTGCTTACGGGCGTGGCGACTACACAGGAGGAAGATACTCCTATGGAGCTTACTTAGGTGAAGCTCTAGTTGTCTCTACAAGTACTGTAACTGCCGCTGGTGACAGGATTAAAGATGGTCAGTTTGAGGTTTCCTCAACAAGTACTACGTCAATTGCAGGGCAAAAGATTGCAACTGCATCTGGATCAATAGTTGATGTAACGACAATATCTGTTGCTGGTGGTCTTGATGCTGTAGGCGCAGTAGCTATTGTTTCTGGCAGCCTAATGTATTTAGACTTTAATAGGCTTAGATATGCTGAAGCGGCAATAATGGATACTTCAACAGTAAACATTTTTGCAAGAAAGAAATGGGAAACAGAAGCCGATGTTAATGAGATTTGGACAAAGGTTTCTCTTTAATTTAATTTGAGACTAATAGTCTTATAGGGGTAGAAAATGGCAGATACAACCACCACAAATCTAGGCTTAACTAAGCCAGAAGTTGGCGCTTCAACAGATTCATGGGGTACTAAGATCAATACAGATCTGGACTCTATTGATGCTTTATTTGATACTGGCCCACTTTTAAAAGTAACAAAGGGTGGTACTGGTGTAGGAACAAGCACGGGATCTGGCAATAATGTATTGTCAACAAGCCCAACGCTTGTTACGCCAATTCTAGGTACTCCGTCTAGCGGAACACTATCAAGTTGTACAGTTGATGGTACAGATTCTGTTGGATTTAGAAACATTCCACAAAATAGTCAATCTGCTGCTTACACATTAGTTTTGGCTGATTCTGGTAAGCACATATTTCATCCATCTACTGATGCTAATGCAAGGACATACACAATTCCTGCAAACAGCTCTGTCGCTTACCCAATTGGAACGGCAGTCACATTTGTAAATATGACAAGCCAAGTGGTGACGATTGCTATTACTACAGACACAATGTATTTGGCTAAAGATGGCACTACTGGATCTCGAAGTTTAGCACAGTATGGATCAGCAACAGCATTAAAACTTACATCAACAACTTGGTTAATTTCGGGAAGTGCATTGACATGAGTGGCGCACTTATTTCAGTGTTTGCAAATCAACGGGGGTTTGCTGTTGTGCCTGGTGCGCCAACAATTGGTACTGCAACAACCACAGGATCTACAACGGCTACTGTTGCTTTTACTGCACCAGCAAGTGATGGTGGCTCAACAATTACTAGCTACACAGCAACATCATCCCCTGGGGGCATTACAGGTACATTGAATCAAGCTGGTTCTGGCACAATTTCTATAACGGGATTAACTGGTGGAACTTCATACACATTTACAGTAACGGCAACGAATGCTGTTGGTACAGGACCAGCAAGTGCGGCTAGTAACAGCATTACTACTGTACCCGTAATAGGACAAGCATATGGTGGTGGATTCTTTGCTGGTAAAATTTCTACATCAGCAGATGGTAATGCTACACATTATTTAGTTGTGTCTGATGCGTCTGTTGGTCAAACAACGGGAAAACAATGGGGTCCAATGGGTGTAACAACTGGCTATTCATCAAGAATTGCTGGCCCAACAAACTCAGCGGGATTAGCGGCTTTAGGTGCAAGCTATCAGGCGGCAACATTCTGTGAGGGTTTAAATACTGGTGGTTATACAGATTGGTATATGCCAGCACAAAATGAAGTTAAAGTTTTATATTATTTTTTAAAGCCTGATACTGGTGCTAACAATACAGGTTTTGGTGCAAATCCGAATGCAGTAAGCCCTGAACCATATAACACACCTCACACTTCTGGTAATCCAGCGCAGACATCGGCAACTAATTTTAGAACTGGTGCTTCTAGTCAAGAATTTACAACTTCAGCAGCTCTTTGGACAAGTACAGAAAGCGATACAAATTCTAATGATTATGCGTGGAGAACATTTTTTGATGATGGTCGTGAATTTGATTATCCTAAAACCGCTACAACTTTTTATATTCGTGCTATTCGCAGGGTTGCAGTTTAAAGGAATAACATGATTTACCTATCTATAACTCAAATTGACGCATCTACAGGCATCATTTGTACAGCAGAGCCAATGAGAACTGGCCCTGCTTATCCGCAAATTAAAAACTGCAATATGGTTTGGTGTAACAAGTCAACTTGGCCTATTGCTACAACTGCTGAAGGCGCACATACAGTAGCACCATTGTTCTTTGGAACTTGCGATGATGATGCTGATTTGACTGTTGCTGGCGTTGTGGCTACTTACACGGCTGAAGAATACCAAGCGTTAAAGACTGCTGAGTATTTAGCCCGTAAGCCTTTTCCAAGTTGGATTGGCAACGAAGAAACAATGACATGGGAAGCCCCTATACCATATCCAGAAGATAATAAATATTATGTTTGGAATGAAGAGCAATTAGCTTGGGTTGAAATGACATGACAGAAGAAGTAACCCACGAACAAATCTACGAAAGACTCCTTGCAGTTGAAACGAAGGTAGATAGCATAGACAAGAACACTAAAGGGCTTGTAGAGGCTTTTGATGCCTTGCAGGGTGCTTTTAAAGTCTTGGGATGGGTTGCCTCTGCTGCTAAACCACTTTTATGGATAGGTGGGTTGATTATGGCTGCTGGTGCTATTTGGCAGACTTGGCTTAAAAAGTAATGGCTAATGTAAACCAACAACTAGACATTCCTGCTATACCTAGTCTGGGTACATCAGGAATTTCCTATTCTCAAAGTGTCCAAAATCAAAACAATGGACTATTGAGGTTGTTTTTTACCAAGTTAGTTAATGCAATACAGTCTGTTATTGGCCCAAGAGGTGGTAAGTATCTCAATAACCCTTATGGTGCTTTTCAAGATGGAACAGATCAAGTTGCCGCCAACACAACTACTGCTTACCCTATAACTTTTGATACAACTGATTTCGCAAATGGAGTCACTTTATCAAACAGTTCAAGACTTAATGTTACAGACTCAGGAATTTATAACATTCAGTTTTCTATGCAATTAGTAAATACAACTAATAATTCACAAGATATAGATATCTGGTTTAGAAAAAATGGCACAAATATAGATAAATCTAATAGTAGATATGGATTAGCTCCAAGAAAATCCGCAGGAGATCCATTTCATACTATTTGTGCTGTAAATTACTTTGTTGATTTAAATGCAAATGATTATGTTCAAATTGTATGGAGAACAAGTGATGTTGGGGCATATATTGAACATTACGTTGCTAGTTCAACACCAACTAGGCCATCAATTCCATCTGTAATTGCTACAATTAGCTTTGTCTCCAACCTACCTAGGGAATAGAATACAGATATGGCTTACATTCCACTACAAATTCCTCCAGGCGTATACAAAAACGGGACTGAATATCAGTCTAAAGGCCGTTGGAATAGCGCAAATCTAGTACGTTGGTATGAAAACACTATCCGTCCAGTAGGTGGATGGAGGAAGCGTTCTACTAATCAAATGACAGGTTTAGCCCGTGGTCTGATTAATTGGCGTGATAACTCAAATAATAGACGTATCGGAATTGGTACACATTCAAAGCTTTATGTAATGAATGAAGCTGGTAGTCTTACAGATATCACTCCCACATCATTTACTGTAGGTGACGCAGATGCAGTACTTAAAATTGGTTATGGCTATGGAACTTATGGAACAGCGGCCTATGGTGTTGCTAGACCAGATTTAGGCTCATATACTCCTGCTACAACATGGAGTTTGGATACATTTGGTGAATATCTCGTTGCCTGTTCATCTAAAGATGGAAAGCTTCTTGAATGGCAATTAAACCCTGCAAATAAAGCTGTTGCCATTACTAACGCACCAACTAGCTGTACTGGATTGGTTGTCACTCAAGAGAGATTCTTGTTTGCATTGGGTGCGGGTGGTAATCCTCGTAAAGTTCAATGGTGTGACCAAGAAAACAATACAACATGGACTCCTGCTGCTACCAACCAAGCGGGTGACTTTGAGTTAACCACTATTGGCTCTTTGCAATGCGCTAAACGCATCCGTGGCGCTACTATTCTGTTTACTGATGTGGATGTGCATACTGCCACATACATTGGCCCTCCGTTCATTTATAGTTTTGAGCGTGTTGGTACTGGTTGTGGCGTTATTTCTAAACAATCAGTAGCTACTACAGACAATGCTTGTATTTGGATGTCTGGATCAGGATTCTGGGTATATGATGGATTTGTTAAGCCATTGAATTCTGATGTTTCTGACTACGTGTTTAAGAATATTAACATTGTTCAATCATCTAAGGTTTATTGTGTACACAACTCTACTTTTGGTGAGATTTGGTGGTTTTACCCAAGTGCCGCATCTAGTGAAGTAGACTCTTACGTTTCTTACAATTATCGTGAGAATCACTGGGCTATTGGTACGTTAGCACGTACGTGTGGGACAGATCGTGGCATCTTCACCAACCCACTAATGGTTTCTACAGATGGATACGTCTATGAGCATGAAGTTGGCTTTGCTTATGATGGTCAGACATTGTTTGCTGAGTCAGGACCAGTAGAGTTAGGCAA